TGACGCAGATGCTGGTGTTCCCGGTGTTCGGCCTGCACACCACGCTGGCGCAGAATCTCAAACTTGGCGGGCTGTTCACAATTGTCTCGATCGGCAGGAGCTACGCCCTGCGGAGAATCTTCGAACGCTGGCGACGGCCGTGACGTCCCCACTGGCGATGCACCGCCCCGGCTGGTAGCCTCGGCACATGTCCGAAGGCTGCCAGCATATCGAGATCAACAATCACGGGACCATCGTCGTCCTGCGCCCGATCTCGGATGAGGGTCGGTAGTGGTTCGAGGACAATGTCGGCGAGCCCGAGCCGGGCGGCATCTACACCTGCGAGCCCCGGATGGCGCAAGACATCCTGCAAGCCGCCGCGCGGGATCTGCTGTCTTGGCAATGAGTTACCGCCGCCCCGACGGGACGGCGGCATCGGCGATCGGCGGTTAGGTTTCAGGCCGCGGGTAGTTTGTAGACGCGTCCCTTCCCGTCGACCTTCTCCGAGGTGACCTCGAGCCCGAGCTTCTTCTTCAGCGCCCCGGCCATCGCTCCACGAATTGTGTGCGACCTCCAGCCGGTCGCGGCCATGATCTCCGCGATGGTTGCGCCTTCGGGCGCGCGGAGCATCGCGATCAGGGCAGCCTGCTTGGTGCCTTGGCGCGGCGTGCGCGCCTTGGGCGCGGCTTCGGTTGCGGTGGTGCTGTCCGGCGCGGGCTCTTCGGCCGGCGCTTCCGTCGCTCCCGTGGGCGCGCCATCGGCGCCCTCCGGTTCGATGCCGAGGGCGGCGAGCCCGGCGTCGGTGATGTGCAGGAGGATGGCGCGGCCGTTCTCGTCGTTGCGCCAGATGCGGTTCAGCGCCGCGTCAGCCTTGGTCATGCTCTCGGTGACGCGCTCGGCGATCAGGCCGCGGGATAGCAGCGCGCCGACCACCTTGGTCGCAGCGCCACCGCGCAAGGAGCCGGGGAGCGGCAGGACGTTGCCGTCGTCGCGCTGCGCGGCGGCGCTCAGGATGATGGCTTGGGTGTCGGAAAGCTTGGTCATGGTCGTCTCCGTCGTATCGGGGCGCGCGGGATGCGGGCCCTTCTACGAGGTCGAGCCCGCCAGTCGGCGGGCGGGACCCGGAGATGCGCGGGTCAGACGCCGTCGTCGGCCTCGGCGAGGATCTGGAAGTGGGTCGCGAGGCCCATCAGGTAGGGGAGCCCGTGGGGGATGCCGGTCTCGCGCGCCATGCGGCGATCGATGATCCAGCCCATCCAGCGCGCGACCGCGGCATCGATCGCCGCATCGAGCGTCCTGCCCTTGGCGAGCCCGTTGGCGACGTCGTCGGCGAAGTGGCGGCCGTGGCGGGCGTCGAGGAAGTCGCGCACCCCCTCGGGCGTGGCGCCGGTCACGCGGGCGATCGCCGCGAAGGCGATCCCCCAGGCCCTCGCGGCGTCGCCGGCCGAGGTGCACTCGAGATGGTCGATGGTGCCGTGGAAGCCCCAGGCGGCATTGCGGGTGGGCAGGATCGGGTTGGTCATCGTGGCCTCCTTCGGCTGCATCGTTTCCGTGCCATCAACTTCGCTCTGGCGGCGGTGCTTATCCAGCAAAAGATCAGCAATACCATTGCTTTATGAGCGTTGAGAGGATCATCGGATGTCGGCGGCCACGCAACCGATCGCGGTGATCGCGAAGCTGCTCGATCTCTCGGAGCGCCGGGTGCAACAGTTGAGCCGGGAGGGGGTGATCCCGAAGGCCACGCGCGGCCAGTACGACCTGATCGGATCGGTGCGCGGCTATGTCCGCTATCTCCGCGACCAGGCGGCGCGGGCGCAGGCGGGCGCGCCGGATTACGCCGCAGAGCGGGCCCGCTTCATCCGGGCGCGCGCCGATCTCGCCGAGATGGAGGCGGAACAGCGGCGTGGCGCGCTGATCGCCGCCGAGGATGTGGAGGGGGCGTGGATCGCGGTCCTGGCGCTTCTGCGCACCCGGCTGCTGGCGCTGCCGGACCGGCTCGCGCCGCTCGCCTTTGAACAGTCAACCGTCGGAGACACCCGGAACCTGATCCGCGCCGTCCTTCGCGAGGTGCTCGATGATCTCGCGCAAACCGATGTCCGATCTGAACCCGACACTGACCCTGACGGGATCGGCGATCTTGCGGCGGACGGTGACGCGGGCGCTGGCGGTCCTGCGGCCGCCGCCGGAGCTGACGATCAGTGACTGGGCGGATGCGAACCGGCGGCTGAGCTCGGAGGCCAGCGCCGAGCCCGGCCAATGGCGCACCAGCCGCGCCGAATACCAGCGCGGCATCATGCAGGCGATCTCGGACGCCGGCGCCGAGAGCGTCGTGATCATGTCCTCGGCCCAGGTCGGCAAGGCGCTGGCGATCGATACACCGATCCCGACGCCGACCGGCTGGACGACGATGGGAGAGCTGCAGCCCGGCGACGTCATCTTCGACGAGACCGGCGCGCCGTGCCGGGTCACCGCGGCCACCGGCGTGATGCTGGACCGTGCATGCTACCGGGTCCGGTTCTCGGACGGCAGCTCGATCGTCGCCGATGCCGATCATCTCTGGGCGGTCGAGTCCGATACCGTGGTGCCCGGACACCGCCTGATGGGGGACCGCTTTGATGAAGACCCATCGGGCGGTTCTGACAACGAGGGAGATAGCTGAAACAGCGCATTGCCGTGGCACGAAACCGAGAAACCGGTACGCGATCCCGGTGACCGGGTCGCTCGATCTTCCCGAGGCGGACCTGCCGATCCCGCCCTATGTGCTCGGCGTCTGGCTCGGAGACGGCCACAGCTACGGAACCCAGATCACCGCGCATCGCAGCGATCTGGAGATCGCGGATCATCTGCGCGCTTGCGGTGTCGAGATCGCGGTCGAGCAGAAGGACAGGCGGTTCGCGGACGTTCTGTGCCTGACGCCGTCGTTGCCCTGGCCGGCCCATGTTTGCCGCCGTGGTCACGACATGAATGTTCTGGGTCGCTATACGAAAGGCCAGTGCGCCGAATGCGCACGACAGGCGGCGATGAAGTGGAAGCACGGTCGTCCGCGCGATGCGGTCCGTCCCGGCGCGGTCTCGTTCTTTCGGCGTCTCACCGCGATGGGACTGATCAAGTCGCGCAAGACCCCGGAGACCGGCAAGCACATCCCGGCGATCTACCTGCGGGCGTCGAGGGACCAGCGCCTCGCCCTCCTGCAGGGGCTGATGGACACCGACGGGCATGTCGGCCGCAAGGGCCGGTGCGAGTTGGTGACGATCTATCCGCGGCTGGCGGACGGGTTCGGCGAGCTGCTCGCCACGCTCGGCATCAAGTTCACCTCCGCCGAGCGGCAGCCGATGGCGGTGATCGACGGCGAACGCCGCCCGGGCAAACCGGCGCGCCGGTTCTCGTTCATGATCTACGACGACACGCCGGTCGTCAGGCTGTCGCGCAAACGCGCCCGGCAGGTGTCGCGGGAGGGGCGGCGTACGACGGAGACGGAACGGCGCCGGATCGTCGCGGTCGAACCGGTCCCGAGCGTGCCGGTCAAGTGCATCCAGGTCGACAGCCCGAACCGGCTCTATCTCGCCGGCAGGGCGATGATCCCGACCCATAACACCGAGATGCTGAACAACGCGATCGGCTACCACATCGACCAGGACCCGGCGCCGATCATGGTGGTGATGCCGACCGAGCGCGACGCCGAGACCTGGTCGAAGGACCGGTTCTCGCCGATGGCGCGCGACACACCGTGCCTGACCGGCAAGATCGCCGACCCCAGGTCGCGCGACGGCAACAACAAGATCCTGCACAAGCGGTTTCCGGGCGGACATCTGACGATTGTCGGCGCCAACGCGCCCTCGGGGCTGGCGAGCCGGCCGATCCGGCTCCTGCTCTGCGACGAGGTCGACCGCTACCCGTTCAGCGCCGGGGCCGAGGGCGACCCGGTGAACCTGGCGAGGAAGCGGACCGTCACCTTCTGGAACCGCAAGATCGTGCTGGTCTCGACGCCGACCAACCGGGGCGCGAGCCGGATCGAGGCGGCCTGGGAGGAGAGCGACCAGCGCCAGTTCCATCTGCCGTGCCCGGACTGCGGCGCGGAGCAGGTGCTGACCTGGGGGCAGGTCCGGTGGGACAAGGATCCGGACGGCACCCACCGGCCCGAGACCGCGCGCTATCATTGCGTGGACTGCGATGCGGGATGGCGCGACGAGACCCGCTGGGCCGCGGTCAGCCGGGGCCGCTGGATCGCGAACCGGCCCTTCGCCGGGATCGCGGGGTTCCACCTGAACGAGATCTATTCGCCCTGGGTGCGGCTCGAGGCGATGGTGCGGGCGTTCCTCTCGGCCCGCGCGGGCGGTGACCAGGCAATGAAGACCTTCGTCAACACCTCGCTGGGCGAGACCTGGGTCGAAAGCGGCGAAGCGCCCGACTGGCAGCGGCTGGCGGACCGGCGGGAGGCCTGGCCGCCCGGCACGGTTCCGGCGGGCGGGCTGTTCCTGACCGCAGGCGCCGACGTGCAGAAGGACCGGATCGAGGTCGATGTCTGGGCCTGGGGGCGCGGGCTGCAGAGCTGGCTCGTCGATCATCTGGTCCTCGAGGGCGGACCCGGCGATCCGGCCTGCTGGCAGGCCCTGACGGGCCTGCTCGGCCGGACATGGCTGCACGCGAGCGGCGCGCATATGACGCTGGCGCGGCTCGCGATCGACACCGGCTACGAGACGAGCGCCGTCTATGCCTGGTCGCGTCAGGTCGGCTTCGCGCAGGTGGCGCCGGTCAAGGGCGTGGAGGGGTTCAACCGGGCGAGCCCGGTCACCGGGCCGACCTATGTCGATGCCACCATCGCGGGCAAGCGGCTCAGGCGTGGCGCGCGGCTCTGGACGGTGGCGACCTCGACCTTCAAGGCCGAGACCTACCGGTTCCTGCGGCAGGGTGAGGCGGAACCGTCGCCCCGGTGGGGCGGCGAAAGTCCGCCGAACGCCGACGCCGCCGTGTGCCCGCCCGGCACGATCCATCTGCCGGACTGGGCCGATGGCGAATGGCTGAAGCAGCTGACCGCCGAGCAGCTGGTGACCGTGCGCACCAAGCGCGGCTTTGCCCGGCTCGAATGGCAGAAGCTGCGCGAGCGCAACGAGGCGCTCGACACCCGGGTCCCCGGCCCAGCCCCATGGTGTTCGGCGGTCGGTGATTGCGCAGACCCACCGGACCGCCGCGTCCGCCGCGCCTCACCCATTGAGCCAGGCTGGCATCGCGGGAGCGCCCGGTGCCGCCGGTGCGGGCTGCGGCGGCGCGGGTTGCGGGGCCGGGGTCGGTGCCGGGGCGGCGGCTTGCGCGCCCCAGGCAGGTGCAGGTGCGCCGGGGATCTGCTGGGGCGCACCCAGGTTCGGGGTCGCAGGCGATGGCTGCGGCGCGCCCCATGCCGGTGTCGGGGCCTGCCAGCCCGGCGCCTGCGCGCTCGCGGCCTTGCGCGGCGGGGCGTTGACGGGGTCCGGCGCGATGGTTTCGCCGCGCATGATCGCGGCATGGCTCGCGTCGTCGGGCAGAACGACGTTGGCGATCCTATTCTGGTCGCGGTACTGCGGGTTGGAGGCGGGCTCCACCATGATGCGGGCGGCAAAGATGATGCCTTCCAGATGGCGCAGCCCCGGCAGAACCCGCTTGGCCTTGGTCGCGGGGCTCTCGTCCCTGGGATCAAGGCCGAGGGCGCTGTCGACCATCGCCCGAAACGTCGATTTCGAGATCTTCCAGCCGATGGACTGGCCTTTCTCGTCGAGCTTGCCGCCCGCCACGGTGAAGCTTTGCCAGAACTTGCGCCGCGCATGGGGCCCCTCGACCACGGTGAACTCGCAATCGAGCATCCGGGCATCGCTGGATTGCGACGCCTTCAGCAGGCCCGCATCCATCGGGGTCGCGCCATTCACGCCGCCGGGGCGGATGGTCAGCCGCACCTTGGCGAAGGTGCCGTCCGGGATCAGTTCGCCGATGGGGGCCATCTGCGGCTGGGCGTCGTTCAGATCGTAGCTCATGTCATGTGTCCTTTCAGGGATCAGGAGGCGAATGCGGGTTGAATGGCCGGGCGGCCGTCGATGCGGGCGAGCAGCGCGCCGAGATCGGGCGGTTCGGTCATGTCCAGACGGCCGGAGCGGTCCTTGGCCGGAAGGCCCCATGGATTGCCGGACTTGCAGACCAGACGGCGTTCGGTGGCGGTCTCATCGAGCTGCCAGCCACCTTCGGCGTCGCGCGCGAACAGCTGCATCGAGACTACCTGGTCCACGATTCCGGGCAGTTCGCGTCCCGCCTTCGAGCCCTCCATCTGCGGCTGCCAGGTCACCGTCCCGAACTCGTCAGTGACCTTATCCAGCACGCCGACGAAGATCACGGTCTTGCCGCGCGCATGTTGCAGGTGCTTCAGCGCCTGGATCACCTCGCGGCCCAGCAGCCCGTAGGCCCCGCGCACGTCCGGCTTGCCGGTGCGCTCCGAGAACGCCTCGGGCTGCTGGCGGGCATAGGCCATCGCCTGCCGGGTGAGGTCGGTGATCGAGTCGACGAACACGATGCGGCGCGCGGCGAGGAAGCTCTCGATCCCGCTGTCGCGGTGCTGGGCCTGCAGCCAGGCATGGCGCTCGGTGCCGTACCAGGACTGCGGGTGCTGCGCCGGGTCGGCACCGCCGATCAGCACGGCAAGATCGCGGAAATCGGTGAAGCTGCGCACCGGGATCGAGGCGCCGCGCCAGTCCTGCACCGACTTCATGCCGGCCTCGAGGTCGAGGCAGACGGCCTCGTCGGCGGGCAGCGTCTTCAGAAGCGTGGTCTTGCCGACGCCGGGCGGCCCGAAGATCGCCAGCGAGGTCTTGTTCTCGGCCGAGGAGATGCGTTCGTCGGCGGTGATGATGCGGAAAGTCATACTGTTCTCCAGGTGTGAATTCAGGGGGCGCGGCGGCGGGGGTGACCGGGTGCCGAAGGGGAACCCGCCCGGCGTTGCCGCGCGGGCGTCCCGCCGCCGCGCGTCACCGGTCTCGGGTCTCGAGCCGGAACACGGGTTTGCCGGTGGTCTCGGACCGTGCGGCGGCGAAACCTTCACGCAGCGCCTCGGGCCAGGCCCCGAACCGCCGCTCGGACACGCGATAGGCGATCTCGAGATATTCGGTCGGATTGTCGCCCGCCGCCCGGATCCGCGCAGACATGGCGGCCAGACGGTCTTGATCCCAGGTCACCTTCTTGGGCAGGTCCGCGATCACCACCACGCCTGCATCCTCGATCCGCACGGTGCCGGAGGTCTTGCCCTGCACAGCGCGCTCGGCTGTGGCGGCGGCCTCGTAGCGCTGCACGATCCCGGCCTCGAGGCGGTCGCGCAGGCGCTTGACCCGGGCGGTTTCCGTGAGCGCGGCCTCTTGGAGGGTGAGCAGCAGATCGGGCGGCAAGGCCGCGATGTCACCGATGGACAGGCGGTCGAGGTCGGTAAGGCCGGGGGCATTGCCGAGACGCGGCACGGCCGCAACATCGCTGGAAGGGAACGGCATGGCCATCAGCGCCCCTCCCGCTTCAGCGCCGCGTCAACGGCGCGGTCGGTTCCGACGGCCCCGGCCTCGCGGGCCAGCCGGTGGAGCCTCTCGAGCGCCGAGGAACGGGCGATCGCTGCGGAGACCTCGGCATTCGCGGCCACCACGGCGAAGGCGATGTCGTCGATGGTCGCCGCTTCGATAGGGAGCGGTTCGGTCTCGCCGCCTTCGCGCCACGGCGCCCGGATGGTGTCGGGCAGCTCCTCGAGGCTGTGGACGGAGCGGCGCAGCCGTGCGATGAGACTGGGGAGTTTGGACATGGCGGGGTCTCCGGTCGAGGGGTCG